ATTCGGCTACATTTTGTAGTTGACTTGTAACAGCGAATCTCTTATAAACACGACACTCCAAAACTGCGTTTGAACACCGCTCCGCTGCTGGGGCCACCCTCCTGGGGCTCCAGCATTCCGGGGCGGAATGCTTTTTGGGGGTGCGCGGACGAGCGATGATTTCGCGCTCGCCGGCGCGCGTCGGGGCATAGCGTCGGCACGTCCGTGTAAATCTGGGCGAAGTTGGCTGACCGCATTGCGATCCGGCCGCGCGCGTTGATCGCGTGCGGTCGCAGAAACCTGTTTCCACGCTCTCCGATCTGGAGCGGCGCCGGGCATTCGCCCGCGCGTCGGCGCACGCCGCTGATGGCGCGCGCAACCGCGACAATGAATTGCGAACCGCTGAGCAACTGCGAGCCCTGACGCCATCGGGGCACGGCTGATCGGTGAGGAATGGCAAGCGAAGGAAAACGACATGCAGAAGGATCGGGAATATCGGGAGAGGCGCAGGGCGCGAACGCGCGGCGCGGCTCACCAGGAGGACGTCAACCAACGCCGGACCGAAAGCCTGGCACAACGCCTGTCGCAGTGGTGGCGGCTGCGGCAAGGCGACGGACTATCCAGGAGCGCGTACGCGGCAATGCTGGCAGGGCAGGGCGGCGTATGCGCCACCTGCAGGCGACCGCATGCCGATCCGCTTGTTGTCGATCGCAGTCGCGTCACCGGCGAGGTGCGCGGCCTGCTGTGCCGAAGGTGCAAAGCCGCACTTCCCTGGTTCCGAGACGATCATGCCTTGCTGCTGCGGGCCATCGCCTATCTGAAGAATGGCCCGCTCGTCGATAAGCCATGACGTGGCGACATCGGCGCTCGCGAGCGCGGGCGGAGCGGCCGTTCCCCTGACTCAGACCCATCAGCAACAGATCCACCAGCAACTGGAGGTGACCATGACCGACCACGATGTGCCGCCCGACGGCGGCAATGCCGGCAAGCCGATGCGCGCGGCGATCAGCGCCGCGCTGCGGCGCGAAGCCGAAGGTGACGACGGACAGACCGCGCCGGCCCTGGCGCTGATCGTGAACAAGCTCATCACCCGCGCGCTCGGCGGCGACATGTCCGCGATCAAGGAAATCCTCGACCGCATGGACGGCAAGACGGCGGCGGGAGCGATCGAAGATGAGGGACCGCGGAGGGTCATCGTGCGATGGAAGGACTAGCAGGGCAGGAGCTTCCTCCGGCCGAAGCACCGGCACTGGAGCTCGAGCAAGGACCGGCACTGGAGGTCGAGGTTGACTACCGGCCGCGCGCGCAGTTCGCTCCGTTCCATGCCCGCGCCGAGCGCTTCGCCTGCATCGTGACCCACCGCCGCGCCGGCAAGACCGTCGCGTGCGTGCACGAGCTGCAGAAGCAGGCGCTGCGATGTGATCTGGTGCGGCCGCGCTTCGCCTATCTGTCGCCGTTCCTGCGGCAGTCGAAGGCGGTGGCGTGGGACTACCTGCGCGCGGCGGTGGCGTCGCTGCGCCGCCACGGCGCCACCACGCACGAGAGCGAGCTGCGGGTCGATTATCCCGAGGGCGGCCAGGTGCGGCTCTACGGCGCCGACAATCCCGACGCCATGCGCGGCATCTATCTTGACGGCATCGTGCTCGACGAATACGCCGACATGGACCCGCGCATGTGGTCGGAGATCATCCGCCCCGCGCTCGCCGACCGGCAGGGCTGGGCGGTCTTCATCGGTACGCCGAAGGGCCGCAACGCCTTCTTCGAGCTGTGGCGGCGCGCGCAGCGGGAGGAGGGCTGGTTCGCCATGATGCTCAAGGCGAGCGACACCGGGCTCATTCCCGACAGCGAGCTCGCGCTGGCGCGGCGCGATCTCACCGAGGAGCAATACGCGCAGGAGTTCGAATGCTCGTTCGACGCCGCAGTGATCGGATCGTACTACGGCAAGCTGATCGCCCGCGCCGAAGCCGAGCGCCGCGTCGCCGGCGTGCCCTATGACCCTTCGGCGCTGGTGTGGACATCGTGGGACCTCGGCGTCCGCGACGCCACTGCGATCTGGTTCGCGCAGGTGATCGGGCGCGAAATCCGCATCATCGATTATTACGAAGCCTCCGGCGTCGATCTCGGACACTACGTCAGGGAGATCAATCTGCGCCCCTATGTCTATGCCGGGCACATCGTGCCGCACGACGCGCAGGCCAGGGAGCTCGGCACCGGCAAGAGCCGCCTCGAGGTGATGGAAAGCCTCGGGCTCAAGCACATCACGCTCACCCCGCTGCACCGGGTCGAGGACGGCATCAACGCGGTGCGCATGTTCGTGCCGAAATGCTGGTTCGACGAGCACAAATGCGCGCGCGGCATCGACGCGCTCAAGCTTTACCGCGCCGACTACGACCCGGCGCTGCAGGCGCTGCGCCCGCAGCCCGTGCACGACTGGACCTCGCACGCGGCCGACTCGTTCCGCTATCTCGCCATGACGCTCGACCACCGCGCGGCCCAGAGCGGGTTTCACCGACGCATCGAGTACGCGCAGCAGGGCGTGGCGTGATCGGGATTCGATCGCGAGGCAGCGTCGGTCTCGTGTCCCGGCCGAGTGCAGCGAGCGCACTCGCGCGAGCGGAACGAGACACCGATCTCGGGCTTGCCCGAGATCGGCAGTTAGCTGCGCAAGTCGGGTAAACCCGACTTGCGCTGACCCAGCGCAACAACTGCGAAGCGCAGCAGAGCTTCTGGTTGCGATCCGTCGTGTCGCCCCTGGGTCCCGGGTCTCGCTGCCGCTCGCCCGGGACACGAGAGCGACGGAGCGCGGGTCGTTCCTGCTGCCTGATTAATCTTCTTCCTCAATGAACGGATCAATGTTCTCGCACAGCGCGTGGCACAAGAAACGATTTGCGGAGAACGCCGAATACCGGGAGAAGGTGCGCGCCGCCAGGGGCCGCTACCGCGAGACGCACAAGGAGGAGCTGCGCGAGCGCCGGCGGCTCAGGCTGCAGAACGATCCGCATTTTCGCGAACGGAAGCGCGCGCGCGGCCGCGAATGGCAGCGCAGGAAGCGTTATGACAAGGTCTACCGCATCTCGCTGGCCGATTATGACGCCATGCGGAAGCGGCAGAATGGCGCCTGTGCCATCTGCAAGCGATCCGGCCAGGCGCTGTGTGTCGATCATTGCCACGCGTGCGGCAAGGTGCGCGGGCTCCTCTGCGGCAAGTGCAACAGCGTGCTCGGGTTTTGCGACGACAGCCCCGCGCATCTGCTGGCGGCCGCCGCGTACCTGCGGGTGTCGTGTGACCAGGCGCCGGCAAGTTCCATGACGTCGGTCGCATCAGTCGAAACCGGCCAGTCGCGCGCCAGCGTGGATGGTCGTCATTGTCGCTGCGCAGGCAAAGCCCTATGAGTCCAGATGACATGACAGTGATTCACGATAGCGTCCGGGTCGGCCGATGGGTCGAGCGCTTCAGGCGCATGCGCCTGGTGCTGGCGGCCACGGCGATCGCGTTCGCCGGCCTGTGGCTGTTCGGCGCCACCGCCGCGCTGCCGGCGCTCGCGGGTTTCGCGCTGGTGGCGCTGGCGGCGCTGATCGCAAGCGCGCGCGGCGACATCGCGCCGGCGGCGCTGGCCAGGGTTGAGCCGCGCGCGCGGCGTGTCGGCGACCCCTTGATCGAAGCGGTGCTGGCCGGACTGCCGGATCCCGTGGTCGCGCTCGACCGCCGCGGCGACGTGGTCGCGCTCAATGCGCGCGCGACCGCGGTGGCGCCGGCGTTGCGTCCGGGCGAGCCGGTCTCGCTCGGGCTGCGCGTGCCCGAAGTGCTGGAGGCGATCCGCCGCGCGCGCGCGAGCAGAACCGCGCAGCGCGTCGAATTCTCCGAGCGCGTACCGCTCGACCGCTGGTACGAGGTGATCGTCACGCCGATCTCGTCGCCGGGGGTGGTCGCCAATCCGGGCCTGGTGCTGCTGGCGTTCCACGATCTGACGCCGCTGCGGCGGGTCGAGGAGATGCGCGCCGATTTCGTCGCCAATGCCAGCCATGAGCTGCGCACGCCGCTCGCCGCGCTGTCGGGCTTCATCGATACGCTGCGCGGCTCGGCGCGCGAGGATCCGGCCGCGCGCGAGCGCTTCCTGCCGATCATGCAGGCGCAGGCCGACCGCATGGCGCGACTGATCGACGATCTGCTCTCGCTCTCGCGCATCGAGCTCAACGCGCATCTGCGGCCCGACAAGCAGGTCGACGTCGGCGCCCTCGTGCGGCAGGTCGCCGACAGCCTGCAGACCCTGGCGCGCGACCGCAACGTCGAGGTCAAGACCATCGGCAGCTCGGCGCCGCTGCTGGTGCCGGGCGACCGCGACGAGTTGATCCGGGTGTTCGAGAACCTGGTGGAGAACGCGCTCAAATATGCCGCCTCCGGCAAGCGCGTGGACATCGCGCTGTCGGTCGGCGAGGGGCCGGACGGCAAACGCGAGGCGCGCATCGCGGTGCGCGATCGCGGCCCCGGCATCGCGCCCGAGCATCTGCCGCGCCTGACCGAGCGGTTCTACCGCGTCGACGTCTCGGAAAGCCGCGCCCAGGGCGGCACCGGCCTCGGCCTGGCGCTGGTCAAGCACATCCTCAACCGCCATGGCGGCCGGCTGACGATCGAGAGCGCGCCGGGGCAGGGGGCCACCTTCACGGTCCATCTGCCGATCGCCGCCGCCGCCCCGACCGCCGGAAATTCAAACCTGTTCACAAGGGCTTAAGCCGTCGCTGCGAGGCTGGCACCTCCGCCCGGCAAAGGCGGTCTGCTTGCTCACTAACTCACCCCGTGGCCCGGATGTTGCCTTTACGCTTGGCGGTGATGGGCGCCCTAAGCTGTGGAATGGGCACGTCCGCCCGGCATCGGCGGTCTGCTCCCTCCGCCTTGTGGGGGAGGGGTGGGGGTGGGGTGGAGACCGAGGTTGGGGTAAGCTTC